GGATGGTCGTATGATTTTGTTATCAAGTTAAACACCATATACAACTACATAAGAAAGAAGTTTAATCTACCATATCATTCACTGGCAAACTCTGTTAAACAATCTGTTAAGGGAGCAATTAACTTTGTATCTGATTTTGAGGATAACGCCAAAGGTCTAACAAAACAGAAGGGATATGATGTTGCCGTATGTGGTCACATTCACCATCCTAAATTAGAGAATGATTATATGAACTCAGGTGATTTCTGTGAGAACTCTACTTGTCTTGTGGAGGATTATAATGGTGAATGGAAAATCATTTCCGTTTTATGACAAAAATGGGAATAAAAGGAAATGAAATATAAAATTTATACCCGTAAAGTTTGATATTTTATAATATCCACATATATTTGTCTATATTTATAATGTAAAGGGTATAATTATGGAACAAATGATGATTTACGGACTATATTGTCCGAATACGAATAAGCCAGTATATGTAGGACAATCAAAGGTGGGGTTAGATAGACCATTCATGCACATTAACGAAAAGTCCCATAATGATAAAGTAAATGAGTGGGTTAAGTATCTAAAGAAGGATGGGCAGAGCCCCACATTAGTTATATTAGAACAAAACTTCCCAAGTAAATATACAAATGATAAGGAGTTGTTTTGGATTAATAAGTTCATCAATGACGGGAACGTATTATTAAACCAAGCGGGTATTAAATCATATTATTTCTATCACACACAACTAAAGGACGAGAATGAGGATGATTACCTATTAGAACTCAGGAACTTTGTAAA